CGGCCGCGACAGTAAATTGACCGTAGAAGATATCGTCGCCGATGATTTCTACCGTGCGGCCCTCAAGGTGATCTAGGCCGCTAACCACTTTGCCTGGCGTGCCAAGGTTAAATTGCACGGCGGAATGCAGCTGAGGAAAAGCAATATTAAAGCGTTCGATAAAGCGTTTAGTGACTCCGCCAACCGTGCGCTTCACCACGACCCAGACGTTATCTGATAGATCATCGCCTGGTATCACTGCGACTGCCTCGAATTCTCCGTCTGTTGACTGCGTACACCAAGACACGACGTTCTCATCGCGATCAATGGCCATCACTGCCATCTTGCCGTCTTTGCGTATGGTCCACACTAACGAATCAGGCTCTTGCTGGAACGCCATATCGATAATGCCAGTGCCGGTAATGTGCTCGGCCAACTTAGTTAAATCAGGTGACCCGAATTGATCGTCTTCAAATCGATACGACATAGCGCGCAGCTTTCTATCGCCGCGTTGCACGTAACAAACATCCTTGCCAACGCGAATAGGACTTGCATCACCGCAGCCATAATCGGTGGGATCATCGACGGCGACGTTAGTAGGCGTTAGGGCTTTCTCTACGCCGCCACCCACAAGATACTCGCCGGAGGTAGTGAATAGGATTAAATGCTTTTTCTTACGTGATGCGTGCAGTATGGGGCTGTAGTTCGTTGTCGCTAATTCGTAGAGAATCGCGTCGTCGTCTTCTATGCCCAATGTGAAATCTAAATAGAGACCAATGCCAGAAGCTGCCCACGAATTTGGGTACTGTGTAGAGCCAGCTAAAATTAATCGCTGCTCATAGAATGTGCCGCATCGCGGATAGCCCAGCGTTGCGCTCCAAATGCTTGCCTTTAAAGACCATGAGTTTTTGACGGCGGCAACGGGCGACGAAAGCTTGCGTTTTATCTTGCCGCTGACTGTTGATGCGCTATTAAATGCAGTTATTTCAACGAGTCCGCCATTAATCTCGACGTGTTTGCCGACATCATTGCTTCGAAACCCGTTAGCAGGCACGTCGACATATGTCGGGATGCCAGCGCCACCGCCATTCCAAGTAAACGTTTCTTTTGTGAGTACGAGGGTAATATCTTTGCCCACAGGCTCAGCCAGATTCGCTTTGCAACTTAACTGCGGCGATCCTTCCAGTGTCCACGCGTCTGTGGGCAATGTGACAGAGGCAAACGCTGATTTAACCTCGACGGTTATCGATGTTGATGATGCGAAAGCGGTGATTAATGCTTCGCCTCCGATGTATGTAATTGATCGATCAACGTCACCTTCTAAAAACACGCCAGCGCTAGCAGTAATGGTGCGGCCAGTGCCTACAGTTGCATCAGAAAGCGTCAAAACAGCGGAGAGCGTGGTACCCAACTCATCAAATGGCATGGCAATAAACGGCGTATCTTCGATAACCCAGTTGTCGTCGGCTATGCGCTGTAGTCGCTGAGGAAATACTGCCTCGTGCAGCATAAAAATAGTGTCTGCTTTGCTGGTGAACTCAATTTCGAACAGTTGAGACTCGGTAAATGGCGTGGCAATCTCATACGGACTGCCGCCGTCCATAATCGCTGAGCCATCTTGATCAAAAAAACGGATGTATTGATGCCCGAACTCCAACATTAACGCTTCTGTTTTACTAAAAACGAAACGCGTTAGCCGTGTTTTCTTGGTTGAGTCTTTCACTTCTGCAATAAACTCGGTGCCCTCAGTGCTACGAACGCCACCTTGGATCACGGGCACAACATTTTCTAACTCTTTAGCGCCGTTGCCGTATTTATCCAGATCAAAACGGCCCAGCATACGGGGCGATAATTCACCGGCGGTAAAGTTCGTTTGGCGATACGTAACAGGCATTAAAATGATCCTGTGTAGATGTTGGCATAACGAGAATTGAGCAGGGGAGAGTCACCGAATGTTTGCTGTGATTCTTCTTGTCCGTCTACTGCGCGTGCCTGCTTGAGTAATCGAGCAGCTTCAGCGCGCAATTCTTGTTTTAGCGACATTGATTTAGTGAGGGGGTACGCTATAGCAGCAGCCATTTGCAATTCTGCGCACTCTATTAACAGCGCGTCCCAGCTTGACGGCTCTTCATTACGAAAAATGTAGCGCAGGTTTAGCACGTCAGTGTTAACCAGTATTTTGCCGCCTTCCATTCTGAAATCGTAGTCGTTAGTCGGCACGTCATTGATATCGAGCGTGCGTAGCCAGTCGGCCGGTAGCTGGAATTGCTTGGTGTAATTGAACGCAGGTACAGCAGAGAGCGGGGCGAGCTTCTCGCGCTTTACAGCGCAATTCCACGGATGTGATCGAAGTAGTGAATCGCGGATTGATGGCCAGAGGTTTTCGCAAAGTCGACCTCGTGCAATTTCGTTTGCACCATTGCCATCGGTAAATGCGTTGATTGGGTCGGCACCTACACGAAGCAGGGCGTTTGAGCAGATGCTAATAACACTCGCTGACATAATATTCTCACTTTAAAAAAAAGCCCACGGCAATCCATGGCACGCGGGCTTTTGTTTGCTTGCTGTGACTGAATTAATCAGTCGTAGCGATTTCAACTTCAATGCGAAATTGCGCGTCGTCGGTTGGGTTTGCACTCAACAACGTTGCGTAAATTTCGACGCTTTCAGCGGTAACGTACTCATTACCCGCAGCAACTAACGCGCCATTGTTTGCCGCTGTGCGACCAGCAGCAGCCACATCTAGGCCATCAGCGATACCATCTACATCGATAACAGCTTTGGTATCAAAATTACGGATACCAATATCCATGGTGACGCTTGTGCCTAATGCTTCGTGACTTACTACGCTGCCAGCCAAAAAGCGGGTGCCTTTCGGCAATCGCATACCGCTAGCAATAGTGTCGTTCTGTGCTAGTGCAGCAGTGGCGGGTGACGTGATGAGAACAACGCGTTTTTTACCGTAGCTCTCGGCTTGCGTCATTTTTTTGCCTGCACCGGTTTGAGCGGTGACTTGTCGGCTTATAATTTCTGGCATGATAATTTCCTCTAACTAAAATGGGTTTAGGTGCTCCGTCCATGGAGCGAATTAATACTATTGGTAAGCGATTTCGACGATCTTGTTCTCGTCGTTTCGAATCGCACCATACGACGCAGCCATAGAGACCTGCGTAGTGTTTTTCTTGTCTCGACGAGGACCGACATCGCCTTCTTCGAAGCCTGTGCCTAAATGAATGCCGGACTTAGCCCACGCAAACGAGTACCAAGTCGTGCCATCGTTATCGAAGCGCTCGTAAGGCTTCCACTTAAAGCCCATCCAGCTACCTGACACATCGCCTTCTTGCAGCATCTTCACTGCCATATAGTCAGCGCTTGTCAATGTGGTATCAGCGAGAATGTCCTCAAGCATTTTCGAGTCATAAGCAAAGAACAGCTCTTCGCCGTTATGCTGATCAGCCTCGTTCTGCCTGAACATTTTTTTCGTCTGAATGATTTTGGCTTTTGTCATGCCTGTCGAGCCGTGCGCAATTTTCTGCGATGCTGGCAATATGACGTTTGAGCCATCTTTTTTGAGCGAATTGCCGCGCGCTGCTGCATAGATCAACTGATCTTTACGCAGATTTGACGCAGTAATGAGTCGCTGCATGTAATCGCCGTTAGGATTGATTAACATTTTTTGCAGATCGGCTTTATCGATGGGGAACGCTTGAAAAAAGTCTTTCATCAGACAGTTACGCGTATCGTGATCGATATCAGACCAAACGGTATCGCCATGGCGAGTGTTGTCTTCTTCGAGCTCGTCGATAGTGCCTAAACGATTAGACGTGAATGATTCGCCGGTGATTGTGCCGCGATCTACGACGCAGCCTTGGAATCGGCTTTCGGTTTGTTGTGCATTTAAACGTAGCGTCGTGTCGAACTGTTGCACGAACGCATTAGGGATAGTGACTGGCATGGTGTGACCTCGTTGTTGAGTTAATAAAAACAACGCCTTTAGGTTATCCGTGAGGGCCTGGGTACTGAGTCGTGCCGGCTGCCGCGCGTGCTCAGGGTCATAGTTCGGTTGTCCATGCTGACCATAAATGGGCCGATGCGTGGATACTAATTAGATGGGGTGCCGTGATCCCGTCAAATTTCGAGCAAAAAAAAGCGCCCGAAGGCGCGAGGGGTTGGGCTTTGCTTGTTATGCAGCTACGCTGCCACCATGTTTAGCTTCATAATAACGCTTCACTTTAGCGCTAACGTTAGCGTGGT